ATTCAAATGCTTTTGATACTAGAGGTACATATGACATAGTTATACCTAATTTAATGCCTTTAGAGGCTATTAATTGGTTATGTACTTTCGCAATTTCATCAGATCCAAAAATAATAGGATCTACTTTTCTATTCTTTCAAGATAGATTTGGATGGAATTTTAAACCATTGTTAGCTATATATGGAGATTATGAAGTATATAATAAGAGAGGAAAAATATATAATACCTATTGGTATGGTACAAAAAACGATGGAAGCCAAACTGGAGATACTGTAGATTTTAAATCAATAATTTCATATCAAGTTTTAAATTCTTATGATAGTTGTGATTATGTTACTGATGGAACTTTTGCTAATAAAGCAATAACTGTTAATTATATAACAAGAAAGCATGGAGTAGCAACATTTGAATATGATTCATATTTTAATAAACTAAAACAATTAAGTTTATATAAACAACAGCCCTATGGACTAACCAATGGATTTACGAATAGATTTAATCACAAATATAGCGATACTGTTGATAGTTTTGTAAAATGTATTTACTCGACTACAGACTTAGAGAAAAATGCATATATTAAGAAAAATACTCCAGCTATTAAGAATAATTATTTAGAACAGTGTGTTCAATATAGATTTGCTCAAATGAAATTAATATCTTCTATTAGGGTTAAGATAGCTATTCCTGGAGATCCTTATATTACTGTTGGGGATGTTATTTATTTGTATCTGAAAGCTCCAGGACCAGAATCCATTGGATCTGATTTAAAGAAAAAAGAAGATAAAATATATTCTGGAATATATCTAGTAACCGCAATAAGACATAGATTTAATCAAGATAATGATTTTGATACTACAATAGAACTATGTAAAGATAGTTTTATATCATCTGTTGAGGGATATAACACTTCAGGATTAGATACAGCTACTAATAATTCTTACATGAATACAGTTAAAACTTCTGGAGTTTTTTAATAATGTTAAATAAAAAGAATGTACCTGGATTAGATGGTTTTGTTTGGTGGACAGGTATTGTAGAAAATAGAAAAGATCCTTTAAAATTAGGAAGACTTCAAATTAGAACATTTTTATGGAACAATGATAATAAAGAAATGGTTCCAACTGAAAATTTATTATGGGCGCATCCTATATTTGCAACTAATGCAGCAAATGATACATGTACATTACGAGAAGGAGATGCTGTTTTTGGTTTTTATTTAGATGGAGATTCAGCACAAGCACCATTCTTCTTTGGAAGATTTCCTGACATTCCTGAAGTTTTATATCCAGAAAATAAAGGATTTTCAGATCCTGGTTTAAATTTAAACGAAAGACCAGTAGAAATTAATAAATGGACAATGACTTCTACTGGTGTTAGATATGAAAACAGAAGTCCTGAAAGATATCCAGCAAAGCATAAATTAAATCAGCCAACTACAAGTAGATTAGCAAGAAATGAGGATATTACTAGAACTGCTGTAACCTTTGTTAATGATAATATGACAAAAGGAAGTACTGTTTTTGGAACAGAACCCCAATTAGCTTTTAATCCAGTATATCCATATAATAATTCAAAAGAATCAGAATCAGGACATTATTTTGATATAGATGATACTAAAGATCACGAAAGAATTTTCTTAATGCATAGAACTGGAACTTTTGATGAAGTTGGGCCTGATGGAACAAGACATCAAAAAAATTGTAAGGATTATTGGCATGTTGTTCATGGAACAAGAAATGAATATGCAAAAAATAATTATAATTTAGAAGTTGGTGGTAATTATAATATGAATGCTAATAAAGATATTAATATATCTTCAGCATCAAATATAATTATAACTTCTTCAAGAAGTGTAACTATAGTATCTCCTTTGATAACACTGATTGGTAATGTTGTAATGAATTAATAGGCATTAATAAAAACCATAAATAGTAACATGAAAACAGTATATACACAACAACAAAATAGAATAGCTTTTTCAGATTTGGATCTTAATTTTAATATCCTTAAATCTAGTAAAAATTTAGATATAAACTATAATGATGATGCTATAAAACAATCAGTAAAAAATCTTATATTAACCAGACATTATGAAAAACCTTTTCATTCTAATATAGGATCTAGTATATATTCTTTATTATTTGAACAAATGACAGTAGCTACCGCTAGTATTATTGAAGCGGAAATTAATAGCGTATTAACTAAATATGAACCAAGAATAACTTTATCTGGAATAATAGTTAAACCTGATTATGATAACCATATATATGACATACAAATAGAGTATTATATAGTTGGTCAAACTACTCCTGTATCAATAACAGTATTTTTAGAAAAATTAAGATAATAGACATGCATATACTAAACCAAAGGTATAAAGAGGAAACCCTATGAGTGGAGCAAACTCAAACATTCAATTGACAGGATTAGATTTTGATGATATTAAAAATAATTTAAAACTTTTTTTAAAAAGTCAAGATGTATTAAAAGATGCTAATTACGAAGGAAGTGTTTTATCTACTTTGTTAGATATTTTAGCATATAACACTCATTATCAAGCATATTATTTAAATATGATGGCTAATGAAATGTTTTTGGATACTTCAACTAAAAGAACTTCAGTAATATCACATGCTAAGTTATTAGGATATACTCCACAATCTTATATACCATCTTCAGCTAAAATTAATTTAGTATTTAATAATGTTAAAACAGATTTTATAACTATTCCAAAATATACTAAGTTTATGAGTAGTGTTGTTAATGGACAAACTTATAACTTTATAACAAATGAAGAAATAACTGTAAAATCAAATAATTCAACAAAGTCTGCTACTGCTAATGATGTTATTATCATTCAAGGTGTTCCTATAGCACATCAATTTTTATATAGTAGCACTAATAATCCAAAATCTATATTTAAAATTCCAGATCCTACAGTAGATACTAGCACTATAAAAGTATTAGTGCAAAATTCCACAACAGATGTTAGGTTGGAGGTATACTCTCCACCAAAAGATTTATTAGCTTTAGATAGCAATTCATTGGTGTATTTTATTCAAGAATCTTTGGATGGATATTATGAAATTTATTTTGGAGATGGCTATTTAGGAAAGAAGTTAAATGATGGAAATATAGTTTATATAACATACATATCATCTTCAGAAAATATATCTGTTGATATATCTTCCTTTGCTTTAGTTGATGATCTAGGAGACTATAGTTCATATAATATTGATATTGTAGAATCTTCAAGATCTGGTTCTGTTAAACAGTCTATTGATTCTATTAAATGGCTTGCTCCTAAAGTATATTCAGCACAAGAAAGAGCTGTTACTTTAAATGATTATATAGCACTAATAACAAAAAACTCACAACAATTTCCTATAGATTCTGTTAATGTTTGGTCTGGAGAATCTAATGTTCCTCCTATATATGGAAAGATATTCATATCACTAAAACCAAAAGGTGGATATTCATTAACAATATCTCAAAAAAATTATATAAAAGAAAATATAATAAAACCAATTAGTGTTGTTACTATAGAACCAATAATAGTAGATCCTGAATATACTTACGTTAGATTAGACATTAGTGCTATATATAATAAAAATAAAACATTAACTAGTTTAAATCAATTACAAGATTTTATTAAGTCAACAGTAAGTGATTTTTCTTCTAACACATTAAATACTTTTTATTCAACATTAGCTATTTCTGAATTATCTGAAAGGATTAATAATATTGATGATTCTATAATTGCAAATGAAATTGATGTTGTTTTAGAAAAAAGAATTATACCAGCATTAGGAACATCAAATAAATATACTATAGATTTTGGAGTTGCTATTAAGAGAGATGTTTTAAGAAAATCAGTATCTGTTAGTCCAACATTTAAAGTTATTGATAATTTCAATTCAGTTTTAAGAAATGAAGTTTTTGTTGAAGAAACACCATCATCAGGATCTTCTATAATTAGCATTCAGGTAATGTCTCAAGGATTTAACTATACTTCAGTTCCTACTGTTACTATAGTTGGAGATGGTAGTGGAGCAACCGCAGTAGCTGAAATATTAAATGGACAGATATCAAAAATAAATGTAACAAATAAAGGATCAGGATATACTCAAGCAGCAGTTCAAATATCTGGAGGTGGTGGGCTTAATGCATACGCTCTTCCTACTATAGATTCTCAAATTGGATTGTTAAGAAGTTTTTATTATTTAGATGGAAATAAAATAATTTTAGATTCTAACTTTGGTGTTGTTGATTATTTAAATGGCATAATAACATTAAATTCATTTAATCCAGAAGAAATTAATAATTCATTATCAATATTAAGTATAAATGTTGTTCCTGATACTACACTAATAAAATCTATTAATAATAGAATTATTACAATAGATCCATACGATTATACAGCAGTAAAAGTTACATTATCACAACAATGATACCAAATAATCACAAAACCTATTTAAATATTTTAAATAATATACCTCAGTATATTAAAGATGAAGACTCGTATGTAAATTTTATAAATTTCCTACAAGCATATTACGAATGGTTATCTGAAAAAGATAATGTTGAAGATAAAATAAACAATCTTCAATATTATATGGATATTGATGAAACTATAGAAGAATTTGAAAAATATTTCTTTAATCAATTCCTTCAATATTTTCCTGAAGAAACTTTAGTAGATAAAAGAAAACTTGTAAAATTCTCAAAAGAGTTATATCAAAGAAAATCTACTCCAGCCTCTTTTAAATTTTTATTTAGGGCTTTATATAATTCAGACTGTGAAGTTTTTGAAGCTAAAGATTATATATTAAAAGCCTCTGATGGTAAATGGGCTACAAGTAAAACAGTACAGATAAAAACTATTGATAGTAGGTTTTTAAAAGTAAGAAATTATTTAATAATAGGTGAAATTTCTAAAGCTGTAGGTAGAATAGAAAAATCTAAAATAACTGGAACAAAAATAGAAATATTTTTAAGTGATATAAACAGAGATTTTACCTCTGGAGAATTCATAAGAATAGTTGATTCTAATTTTCAAGATGTTATAATCGATGGTAGTAATTTAAGAGCTAAAATTTCTGGTTCAGTTAAAACAATTTTAGTAAACCCAAATTTCACAGGATTGAATTATTTACCTGGTGATCCTGTTATTATTCATAATGGACTAAATCCAGATG